TTCAGGTTAAATGCCATAGTGCTAACACCAAGAGCAGTAAACCAGATGCCGACCACTGGCCAAGCAGCAAGGAAGAAGTGAAGAGAGCGAGAATTATTAAAGGAAGCATACTGGAAGATCAGGCGACCAAAGTAACCGTGAGCAGCGACGATGTTATACGTCTCTTCTTCCTGACCAAACTTATAACCATAATTCTGTGACTCGTTTTCAGTAGTCTCACGCACCAGCGAAGAAGTAACCAGACTTCCATGCATAGCAGAGAAAAGAGATCCACCGAATACCCCAGCAACACCGAGCATATGGAAAGGATGCATGAGGATGTTGTGCTCTGCTTGGAAAACAAGCATGTAGTTAAACGTGCCAGAGATGCCGAGAGGCATTGCATCAGAGAAAGAACCTTGTCCGAAAGGATATACAAGGAAGACAGCAGATGCAGCAGCAACAGGAGCGGAGTAGGCAACACAGATCCAGGGGCGCATACCCAGGCGGTAGGACAATTCCCACTCACGACCCATGTATGCATAGATACCGATCAGAAAGTGGAAAACAACGAGTTGGAAAGGACCACCGTTGTAGAGCCATTCGTCAAGCGATGCTGCTTCCCAGATGGGATAGAAGTGCAGACCAATAGCGTTGGAAGAAGGGATAACAGCACCAGAGATGATGTTGTTACCATACATGAGAGACCCAGAAACAGGTTCCCGAATGCCGTCGATGTCCACAGGGGGAGCACCGATAAAGGCGATGATGAAACACGTTGTAGGAGCGAGCAGACAAGGGATCATCAGGACGCCAAACCAACCGACATAAAGACGGTTGTCGGTAGAGGTAACCCAGTTGCAGAATTGCTCCCAGGTGTTAGTAGAACGTTGTCTTGAAAGAGTTGCAGTCATTGAACTTAAACAGATAGTAGGACCATCAGGGAAATGGTGGTGATACTATGCTCCCGCCACCCTCAGGCGGGATATGAGAGACGTGCTTTATACACCCTATAGGTCTCGGTTTGGGGTGTTTACAAGAGATCGGAAAACTTAACGTTTCTTAACCCGTTGACCTATTTATATTAAACCAGATTTGGAATCTCGTCAACCCACAGGTGACGCTTCTGGATCTGGCACAAGCACATGGGAGGGAGCAGGAGCAGTCTTCAGATACTCTTCCCACCCTGCAAGCACATCGCTTTGCATTTCATTCTCCCAGTCAGCACTGACCGCTGCAGTCCCCTCACGAAGAGAGTCCAGGTGCTTCTGGAAGCGTCCTTCCGACACATAATTGTGGCAAAACTCATAGACATCCTTATTTAAGTCTATGCCCTTATGAATGAAGGCATTAAGACAAAACTGCCTTGCCATCATGTTGCCATCGTTGTAACGCCAATCATCAATCATTTTCTTCAACTACCCTCATAGGATGCGTTGTCATTTGCTTGTGTGTTTCATTAAAGAAGACACCAAGTTTAACTAAAAAGTCTGCTTTTTCTTTTGATAAGTTTCGATAATTATTAAGGGCGGTCCATGACCGCCCATTGTCGAAACTACATTCAAGCCGATACTTGGGCATTGTTGAGCTCGTCCAGATACATCAGGACATTCTCAGGATATGAGATCTCATAAGGATCATCTTCACAATCATCGATCTTGCCAGGCTCCTCGAAGATCTTCATGATCACACCGTCTTCAATGACGGCTGCATAACGCCAGGAGCGAAGACCGAAACCAAGATTATTCTTGGTGACCAACATATTCATGAGTCCAGTAAACATCCCGTTACCATCAGGCACAAGGTTTACTTTCTCAATGCCCAACTCCTGCTTCCATGCATTCATTACAAATCCATCATTGACGGAGATGCAATGGACACCATCACACTTGCCCTGACCAATGAATGCATCATAGGATGCTTCAAAGGATGGTAGTTGGAATTGTGTGCATGTAGGTGTGAATGCTCCAGGGAGAGCAAAGATCACATGACGACCCGTCCCAAATAGATCTAGGGAGGATACTGTTTCAAAACGACAGTCTTTATCTTTGCAGTCTTTCTGACGGACAAAGACAAAGTTTACTTCAGGAATTGTATTCATAATTAAGAATGTCTCTGTAATTTATATATCACCAAATGCCAGGGATGATCTGACCTGTGGTAGCGTAGCTACCCATAGCGGCAATGATACCAATCATTGCTGCCCAACCGTTAATACGCTCTGCTCTTTCGTTCATGATAGTTACCAGTGTTTGTGGAGTTTGGGTGCGAGATGTGGACGCCTAAGCGTCTGCAGAAGAGTCAGAGTTTTCAATTCGTCCTTCTGTGGTTGAGTCAGACGACCCCACCTCAATCTCGCTAGTAAATTCTTGATCATAATTATGCTTTTGTTTCAATGTTGGATCTGCAACGCTGCTGACTACAGGTTTAATAGGTTTAATGACAATGAATTTGTCATTCTTAAGGGTGCCAGCAATCTTGACTTCAAGATCGTTACCATTCCAATCTAAATCTTGGAGGGCAACACCAAGTTGCCCCAACCATCCGCCTTCACTTTGAATCACAGATTCTCTTCCTGCTCAGTAAGAATCACACAGTCGCTGGTGGGATATGCAACACAAGTGAGCACCCAATTATCAGCGAGTTGATCATCATCTAGGAACGATTGCTCCTCGTTATCTACTGTACCAGAGAGGAGTTTTCCTGCACAAGCTGAGCAAGCGCCCGCTTTGCACGAAGAAGGGAGATCAACGCCCGCCTCCTCCGCCGCCTCAAGAATGTATTGATCGTCCGCACACTCGATGGTAGTTTCGGTACCGTCAGGAGATTGGAGAGTAACATTGTAAGTTGCCATGACTTAATAGGTTTCGATTACTTTTTCAATAGAGATTGACAACAGCACTAAGAAAGAAACTGCTGTCGTTGTCCAGAGTAATTCGACCATAATCAAATTACTCCGAAGAAGAGTTTACCAGTAGATGCATAGGAAATCAAGGCAGCGATGAAACCCATCATTGCCCAGCGACCATTCATCTTCTCGGCTCGCTCAGCGTGTGATTCGAGACCATACTTAAGACGGTCTTCGTCGGTCATATACATGGCAGGCTCTACTGCCCACATGTTTTGTTGACCACGATCATTAGTAGTGACAGTCATAACTCTTTGTAAAGACTTGTTACAATATATAGCAAATCTTTACAAAAGTCAAGAGCTGAATGTGATGACATCCTGACCCATGCCACCAGGGACATAGGCACCGTCACCATAGATATTCCAATCGACTGGTCCAGCAGCACCATAGTTATCGAATGGACTGTCACCTGGGGTGTCAAGATTGAAGTCTACAAAGGACTCAACCAATTTCTGACTCTTGGCAATCGTTTTGATACCAAGATAGTGACGCCACAACTCACTAAGAGTTGATTCATTTTCTTCATTCTCAAGTGCCCACATGAAAGCTGCTTTAACTGCTCGCTCTGCATCGTGGTATTCGTTGTTGTAAGTCATAATCAGTCTTCAGGGTCATCTTTGACGTAGCAGGGCACCATGTCTGGGTCCAACCACTTAGTATATTCAAAGTCGGTCATCGCAGTATCCATCTGCATTCCATTATCACACAGATACATATCACGATACCGACCAGTGTAAGAGTCTACTTTCTGAATACGGTAGTCAGGTTTGCCATTGATCTCAAGGATTCCCACCTGCACATAGCGGTAAGGGAAACGCTCAAGCAAGACAACTGGTTTTGCCATGGACCTCATGCGGTTGCCCACCAATCCTACCGTATGTCAAGCACCTAGTCAAGCGTGGTCTTGGTTTCTACGCATATCAAGATATTGCAAAATCTCATCTCGCCATTCCATCAACTCATGGAAACATTCTTGCCAGTGGGCATGTTGTCGCAGCTCGTGATCAGGCTTCAGCACACTCTCATAAAAGAGATTAAGTGCGTCACGACGCTTGCCACGTTTAATGTCGTCCATAAGTTACTTCCTATACGAATGAAAACCAGCCAGTAATAATGATCTTATCTGAAGTATTAGAAACTCTTCCACGATGGAAGTGAGTCCAATCAGATGGCCATATTACAGTGTATCCCTTTTGTGCAGGGACATATTTATCCTGATGAAACCATTCAGTGCCACCATCGGGGACATCATTTAAGTAAGTCATGAAGACAAGGTGTCTGTAGACATTACTGGGAAGACAGTTAGACCTCTCAGTATGCCACAGTTTGAAACCACCACCCTTAGGGTACCACTGAATGCTCATCGGCTCCACGATTCTGAAGTCAGATAACTCACAGAAAGGGAAGCGGTCCATGTACTTGTTAAGGACTCCTTGCAACTCTAAGAGATACTTTTCACAATGCATGACTGCTACCTGAAAGGGCACATGCAAATCACGAGAGTCCTTAAACTCTTTGTTTGTCTTAATAACCCCCTCTTCCATCAGTTGCCCATCAATATAAGGTAGGAATTGCTGATGTCTGTAGAAATTAACAATTTCTTCCACTGCCTCATTTGAGATAAAGTCACCCCAAATAAAGTCTGACTCTTTGGTGCAAAACTTTCCTTTGTATGTGGTGATTTCATCCATCATTGTAGTTTGTCAATTCGATACGACATGATCGCTCGGGGGGATTTGGGAGACGCCTCATGGAAGACGCCCTTAGGTATGTATAGTGCATCTCCTGGTCCAATAGTAACAATGTCTGCTAGACATGTCTCACAGGGATTTGTATCAAATCTATAGGAGGTGCGTCCTTTAACTCCGATGATCAGGACATCCTCTTCATCTCTATGCCTGCCGAAAGTATCTGCAGGTGCAAAGTATGAAACATATACATCCATGTTTTGACATTCATGACCAGCAAAGTTTTCAAATTCTTTCCTTGCCATAGAAAAAGACGGAGGAGATGGGCTCCCCCGCCGCCACTTGGACATATATGATGGTGGACCCCCGTCACTTATTACATAACAAGATCCAGTCGGGTCTTGCAAAGTTGAATTCACATACATGAGAATGGCATCCCAAGTCACTTGGGTGTGAATAGGAAACCTATCTCTGTATACAATATACTTTGTGTCATCCATACATCAAATCAGTTGTCATATTATCGATGAGGATTTGGTAATCCTCTTCAACGTCAACGCCCCAAAAATGGACGTGTCTGGGACTCATGTCGCTATAAAAACGACAGAGTTGTGCAAATAGTGCTGGATACTCTGTGTCCAGAGCAACCTCACCATTTACGGCGGACTTCAAGACATCCATGCAAGATGCAAAACGATTCTTAAGAGTCATAAACCCTTCTCCGTGACTTCTGTTGGGGATCCTGCTGTTAACAGGAAGCGAGACAGGTAGGGATCGAACCTACGACCGACTGCTTAGAAGGCAGTTGCTCTATCCGCTGAGCTACTGTCCCAGTTTTAAGAAGTGGACTTCGGAGAATCGTGGTCTGCCTACAAAGGTTTCACCTACCAATCTCATTGAATGATAGATGTTACCCAGGAAGAAGACGGCACAGTTGTATCTGTCCAGGATACAATGGGATTCATCTGCTGCAGTTACCCATGGATCATAATGCTCTCCCTTACCATGATACTTGAATGATCGATAGAAAGAAGTGCCTGGTCCATAGTCGTTATCCTCGTTGAGATAAACAATGCAGTTGATGTTATCTGGGTCCGTGTGGGGAAACCAGTGACCTCTTGGAGAAGAGTTTAACATTGTCATGTTAAACATGCAAGCCCCATCGAAGTGAAAATTTCTGACTCCCAAAAGAGAAGCAACTGTTTTGTGGACATCAAACCAAGCAGGATCATACGCCTCGGTGATCGACTGCCGTCCATCATAGAAGTCCCGTCCATTGCCCCTAGTTGGGTCTTGGGGTTTGTGAGAAACAATAGGACAGTTGTTGAGGTATTCAACAACCCTACTGGGATTCTTGTAAACGTTATCAACATACACAATGGTCTGTCCATCGACGACTTCAACGTCATACGAAGGAGTATACTTCAGGTGTGGGTTGATTCTGAAGTCATCACCAGAGAAGAATTTCATATCACTGCTTTGGTTTTGTCAACATGTCCCTTAATGTTAAACGAAATGATTGTCCGTTTGACATTAGATCGATTGGGTAATGCTTCATGGTGAAGTGAAGAGGGGAAGAATACTATGCTACCTTCCTTTGCAGGTGGCACATAGGACATCATGTTACCATCTAGAAAATCATGAAACGGTGCGTAAAATGTTGTGGGAGTGTGAATATTGGGATCAAAGTCGTAGTAGAGAATACAAGACCATCCATATTGTCCATGATTGTGGACTCGATGCTTCTGCGATTCTACCTGCGTCTCAAACCACATTGCTGAGATCTCCATTTGATGCCTCCTTCCAAGGCATCCACTCTTCCTAAACTTATTTATGGGCACAGCAGCAACTTTGAAGAGTTGATCTGCATAGGGTGGTAACACCCCTGCATAATCATGCTCAAAAAAGTCAGTGTGGACCTCCACTCCCTGCTCCAGATGTGCATCTGTTAATTCAGGAAGTTGAATTTCTTTCTTAACATTCTCCCAGTCATCAATATCGTATGTGCATATTGGGACTCGGAAAGGAAACTCCATCATACTTGCTCTAACTCACGAATACGCTGAGCAATTACCTCAGCCTCTGCATACTGACGTTGCGAAGCTAACTCATGAACAACGTCCACGAGATACTCGATTGACTCAGTAAAGAAATCAGTTTCTTCAAACATGATTGGGACCCCCATCCACTACCAGCAAAGTATATAGCTGGAAGAGGGGTGCCGTCAAGCCTCAAAGTGCTTGATAAACCATTCGGCGTCCACTACGACAAGTGGTTTCTTCCTATTCTTCTTCATGAAAAGGATCGGAGTGTGGTCACCAGCATTGGCACACGCTTGATCATATGCCTCATAGACATTGAGTCTCTCAACATTCTTACACTCAATGCTGAAGGGGAATTTCTTCCTAGCATCTCTTGCCATGATAAGATCTTCCCCACCAGCACCCATTGAGCGAGACTCGATGTCCTCTGGATGGATATCTCTATGCTCGATGAGCATATCCCTAACCCATTGTTGGAATCTACGTCCCTTTCCTTTCGCGCTTTGTGGTTTCATACTGTTTAATCTGCATAACCGTCATCATCACTGTCCAACTGGTAACCCAGGCGAGTCCGTGGCTCATAAGGACCACGGAATGCATCTGGATCCTCCTTTATAGCGTCCTCTAAGGACTGTGCAAGGAGTTTTAGGTTATGTGCAATGAGTTTTACCTTGTCGTAATTCATACTACCCCGCCAATTTGTCTTGAAGTTGCTTCCAATCTGCATTGAATTTATCAAGACCATTGTCAGTTAGCATGTGTCTATACATACCCTCAAAGACGATGGGTGGGATGGTGCAAATGTCTGCACCTACAGCAAATGCTTTACCCACGTCCCTTACATTTCTAATAGACGCTGCGAGAATCTCAGTCTTGACATCGTGTTTCTTATATATGTCTGAGATCTCTCGGATCAGTCCAAGTCCATCGAAAGAGTTATCATCCACTCTTCCAACGAAGGGAGAGACGTATGTTGCTCCTGCTTTGGCAGCAAGGATGGCTTGTGCTGGTGAGAATACTAGGGTGACGTTGGTGGATATACCATCATCCGCCAACTCTTTACATGCCAGTAGTCCCTCATGAGACATTGGCAATTTGATTGTTACGCTAGGGTGCAATTCGATATAATCATCTGCCATGTCAAGCATTTCATCGACGGTATCCCCGACGACTTCTGCACTGACAGATGCTGTCCACCCAAACATTTGACATATCTGGAGGATAACATCTTTTGGATCCTGACCCTGCTTAAGCATAAGGGAAGGATTGGTAGTGACGCCATCAATTAAACCAGAGTTTACTGCATCATGTATCAGATCAATATCTGAACTATCCAGAAACAGTTTCATGACTCCTCTTTGTGAAGGCATAGTTATTTAGATGCCTAAAAAAAGGGACGCCTATGTCAGCGTCCCCTGTTAAAGATGGGTTCTACGGATAACATATCCTCAAACCATTCTCGCAAGTGTATCCGATAACAAGACCAATACCTGCACCCCCTATAGGTTAGTTGGTAGCAGGCAGGTGGTCTGTTATCTGCATCCATATCATCGTAATGATATGTGTAGTTTTCCATTACTTCACCTTTGCTGGGCAGTGACCTGCAGCACAAAGTTGAGCGGCATGTAGTTTAGAGTCCTTGACTTGCTTTGCCTTGATGACAGAGAGCCAATTTGTTTTAACTACTTTCTTCATTTTGCAACCTCCTTGGTCACCTGATACTTGCTACCACGATAGGTTTCAGTAAAGGTCTTGACTTCGGTTTCCTTCTTAGCGTGAGGATCATATGAGATACCACGATAAGCAGTGTTGTTGCTGTAAAGGTTAAGAAGATTCATCGGTTTACTCCTAAAGAAATGAGATGTTTTAAGATCCCGTTCCTTCAGTCGTGTGCGTCCTACTTATCAAAGCAGTGAGGGTCTGTATGATTCATCCAGTGGATGAGAATATCAGACTTCTCAAAGGGAGTGAAAAGAGTTGTCTCTTCCAATCCTTGCTTTAACCATTCATAGTCTTCACACCTAAGGAAATCCCCAGGTGGGACATGACTAAAAAAGATGAGTGCCAATGATAACATAGGATGAACGCTCCGTTCCGCGACTTACTTGCGTCCTATTCGCTATTCGCAAATAGCGAATGGATGAACGTATGATTATTATACCATACTATTTAGCAAATTTCTTTGTATCTTTTGTAACATTTTTGAGATAGTCTCCTTGAGACATGTGCCGTTTCTTATTTCTCTTCCCACGGATCGGGGAGATTTTGTCCTGTTGCAGCTCCCTCTTCAGCTCCTTCAAAAACTTCAAGTGGGCCTTGATACCATTCAGAGGGGTCGGGATAATTTGTCTTGGGGTCTGAGTCATACGATAGATACAATTCGTCGAGTCCATCTACTTCGGATGGTTTGCTTATAATCTTTGGTCCTGTTTCTCTTTCTTCTGCGTCCCAGTATTCGTGCATCGCTTTTACTTGCTGATCAACTTGGCGCATGGTCCTTTCCATCTTGTAATCGAGCCACCACTTAGCATACCAAGGTATTAAGAAGTGCTCACAGATAAATTTGATGGGCGGCTTTTGTTTTGCTGCCCACCATTCAAACTGTTGAATCTCAGTAGGGACACCTCCCCACCGAGTCTCAAATTCAAAGTGAAAATCCTGCGAATGACTTTGCTTCGACATCCTGTTTAATACCCCCAATGACATAAGATTCAATTTCAGTTTCCTGTGGTGCATTCTGCTGCCCCTTAGAATTCAACCAATGCTCAGTCCAAGGAAGAGGATTGGTTGACATGGGGACATCAAACACAGGTTTGATACCGATCGCTTTCATGCGACGGTTAGCAATATATTCAACGTAATGGGAGAGGAGTCTTTCGTTGAGACCGATCATACTACCTCTAGAGAAGAGATAATTTGCCCAGTCTTTTTCCTCTTGCACAGCAGAGATAAACATCTGCTTGACAGTTTCTTTTTCTTCTTCAGCAATCTCTTGCATTACGGGGTCGTCCCCTTCCGCCCACTTCTTGAGGATCTTTTGAGTAAGGACAAGATGCTGGCTTTCGTCTCGTGCGATGAGAGAGATAATTTTAGCGGATCCTTCCATAAGCTTGAGTTCACCAAACGCAAACGAGCAAGCAAATGAGACATAGAATCGGATACCTTCGAGAATGTTGACATTGGCGACTGCGAGGTAGAGTTTACGTTTTACTTCACGAAGGGCAGCATGTGCTGCAGGGACGCCATCGAGGTTGTGCTGCCACATGTTACCAGCAGCCCACTCATTAGCTTCATGAAGGAAGTCATTGTATGCTTTACATACAGACCTTGCCCTTGCCAATATTTTATCGTCATCTAGCACGGTGTCAAACACTTCGCTAGGATCTGCATACACATTCTTAATGATGTGGGTATAAGATCGGGAGTGGATCTGCTCCATGAATTCCCATACACCCATACACCCTTCCAATTCAGGAAGGGAGCAGTAGGGAGAGAATGCCATACCAGGACCACGACCCTGCACAGAGTCCAGGAGAATTTGATACTTAAGATTAGCAGTGTAGATGTGTTTCTGTTGTGAGTTTAGAGTCTTGTAGTCTGCCCTATCTTTTTGCAGAGAGACTTCCTCAGGTCTCCAGAAGTATCCAAGTTGTGTTTGTGTGAGTTTGTCAAAGTCAGGATACTTATACTCATCATAACGCTGCATCCCGAGGGGTGCTCCAAAAAACATAGGTTGTTTCTTAGTGTCAACCTTCTTCTCGTTAAATACCGTGATCCCCATCCTTGCTCCTTTCTGACTGGTAGGTTCCAAAATTGCTGACATAATATAAAAAACTATTGATTCTAGGTTTGATTCCAAAGGAGTCACAGACTGCAAGGAAGGACTCGAAGTCCTCCTGCAGATCTGGTCCCAATTCTATCTCAACTTTCCTAGACATTACAAGCGTCACATGCTTCTTCTTCTGAGCTTAGGATGTCCTCAATGAGAGCATCCAACGCAACAGCCCTTTTAATGTTGTCCTCAACATCGGGGTCTTTCTTATTATCGTATGTATTCTGATAGTAGGAAGTCTTCCAACCATATTTGTATGTATTGAGGAAGTCAGTTGCGATGATTTGCATCGGGACTTCATTGTTAGGATAATTCTCTGGGTTGTAAGACCAGTTGCCACTGATTGCTTGGTCAAAAAACTTTTGCATCACGGCGACGATCTTAATATAACCCTCATTAGAAGCCATATCCCAGAGAAGGGTATAGTTATTCTTGAGAGTATTAAACTGAGGGACAATCTGTTTGAGCGGTCCCTTCTTTGACTTCTTAATGGACAAGTAATCTCTGGGTGGTTCGATTCCATTGGTTGCATTTGACACAACGGAACTGCTCTCTGAAGGCATCTGTGCGGACAGTGTGCTGTTTCGTAGACCTGACTTTTGAATAGCGAAGCGTAGAGTATCCCAATCATAGTTGTATGTCGGTGCAACTAATTCATCAACATCCTTCTTGTATGTATCGATGGGCAGGATGCCATCGGCATACTTGGTGCGGTGGAATGCCTCACAAGGACCCTTCTCGATAGCAAGGTTGTTAGAAGCAAGCAACAGATAGTATTGGAATGCCTCTGTCAGTCTATGGATCTCACTAAGAGCAGCAGGATCATCATACTTAAATCCAAGTTTGGCTAGGTAATGTGCCAGACCGATGTATCCAATGCCCAAGGAGCGCCTTGCATAGGTGCTACGACGTGCTGCAGCGACGGGGTAGTCCTGATAGTCAATCAACTCATCCAGACCCCTCACAGCGAGGTCACAGAGGTTTTCCAGATCATCCACCCTCTTCAACTTACCGATGTTGATAGCAGACAGAATGCACAGGGCAATCTCACCATCAGCGTCATCGATATGGTTGATGGGATCTGTGGGGAGAGTAATCTCCTGACACAGGTTGGACATGTTTACCTTGTCCTTGAAGGAAGAGTGAGAGTTGCAGTGGTCGATATTCATAAGATAGAGACGACCAGTCTCTGCCCTCTCCTTAAGGATGTCCAGGATCAATTCCTGGGCACCGATTGTCTTACGGGGAATAGATTGGTCTTCCTCGTATTGGGTATAGAGAGTGTCGAAAGCATCAGTGCCAAAAGCATCATATAGACCAGGCACGTCATGAGGACTGAAAAGGGTGACGTTTTCATTCTTGATAAACCGCTCGTAAAACAGTTTACTAATTTGAATTGAGTAGTCAAGCTTACGGACACGATTATCCTCAGTCCCTTTATTATTCTTAAGGACAATAATGTCCTCTATTTCTTGGTGCCAGATGGGGAAGTGGACAGTTGCGCTTCCGCCTCGTATGCCATTTTGAGTGCAGCAGCGGACAGTCGCTTCAAACTTTTTAAGGAAAGGGACA